CACTCATCACCAAAATTGGCGTATCGCTATTTATTAGCGTCACGTCAATATTCGTACTACACAAACCACCAACCCCAACACCAACAGAACTACGCCCAGCGCCAATAACCGTATGGCAAGGTTTAGAACCTGCAGCGCCTCTACCACCGACCACGGTAGTTACTACGCCTATAACGCAACCTGACGCGTGTCAGACGGTGTTTAACATGGCTCGACACGTCGGCTGGGCAGAACAAGACCTAACCCAACTGGTCGCGGTTGCGTATCGTGAGAGCCGTTGCCAACCTGACGCGTTCAACCCGCGTGACCCTAACGGCGGGTCAAACGGCGTAATGCAGATCAACCAGTTTTGGTGCAAACCGTCAAAGTATTACGCAAACGGCTACTTGCAGGCCTACGGTCTGATACGCACCTGCGACGATTTATTTGACCTTGAGGACAATTTGCGGTCGGCGCTGGCAATCTTTAGATACTCGAATGGGTGGCGCGCATGGTCACTTTAAAACACCTGTTTTTGGCAAGTGTGCTAACCGCGTACACGTACCTGATAATGTCAGTCACCAACAAACGAAAGGCAAGAGATGACCGAGAACATCGACCCGAGAACTGACCCACAGTTCAAAGCATTAATGCAAGTGATGAACGACATCACACAAAACAAAGTGCCAATATATAACCCGTGGGAGTTGGCGGCGCGTAGCACGTTACGCAAAATCCAGCACGAGATTGACGATCGCAACGTTTTAGACGACGGCGAGTTAATTGACGTCTTAAACCAGACGCGCATCGAGATCAAATATTTGTTGAGCATCATCAACGATCTGCACGAGCGCGTCAAAGAACGCGACATCGAGATTGGTATTAAGCAATTGCGTTTGAACGAAAACGAAGTAGAGATACAGCGTTTAGAAAACATGGTGCATCGTGCTAACTAAACACGACAAAAACCGTATGCGTATCGCAATGGCCGAAAGCCAAGCCAGCGCAAACGCCAAATGGACACCCGAGCAACAAAATCGCGTTGACGCGGCGATACGCAAAATGGCACGTATGTTGCCACGCTTTACAGCCGACCAAGTTTGGTACGAGTTAGGCGCGTCATTCCCGGTTACTAAAGGCATGACGGCTCGATTACTGGTTGCCCAACGTCAGGGCGTTATTCGTAATACGGGTGAGATTGCTTACGCTGAGCGTGGCGGCGAACACGATCACGCGCAACGCTTAACAATATGGCAATCGCTATGAGTTTTGCAATGGACAATTACGTTGACGTGGCAACACGTTTACAAATGGCATTTAAGCGATGGCCTGAGTTACGGATACAAGAAACAGCGCGCGAAGTTATAGAGATGCCTGACAAGTCTTGTTTTATTCGAGCGACCGTAACAATTTGGCGTACGCCTGACGACCCAATACCAGTTATCGCTACATGTTGTGAGCCGTACCCCGGTCGAACCCCTTATACCAAATTGAGTGAAAACGAAAATGCGTTTACACATTGCATTGGCCGTGCGCTTGCTTATGCAGGAATTGGGGCTAACAAGTCGCTTGCGTCGCGTGATGAGGTTGAGACAGCGCAGCAGCGCCAAGCACCCGCACGGCTTGCGCCTGTCGTACCGATGCACGATGTCGAAGTGCCGTTCCCTGACGAACCGCAACGTGAATATGCGTCACCTAAACAAATGGGCATGATGCGGGCGTTGGCTAACGGTCAGGGTCTTAAAGGCGACGATCTTAAAACGTTTATCAGCGCAACATTGGGCCGTGAGGTGCAAACGTCGGGCGAGTTGACCAAACGCGATATCAGCAAAGTCATTGACGCATTGAAAGCGAGCGAACCAAAATGAGCGCACTATTAAAACATTTGATGAAAGAACATCACATACTTAGTTTGGTCGTTAAAGACCTAGCAAAAATTAAAACGTTTTACCCAAGTTTGTACGCCGACGCGCAAGAGGCGTTGCGTAACAATCGACAACTGCTGAAAGAACACACGGAAAAACAGGCTAAAAAATGAGTGACGCAGAGTTGCTGAGGGTTTTATTAGATTGTCAGATCATGCGTAAACAGATCGCGACGCCAAACGCAAAAGAGATCGAGGCAGACAAATATTTGCGTTGGGCAGTTGAAGATGTTGCACACCGTATTTGGTGGGATAACAGAAAACAAAAATAGATTACGGGCATGACCTAAGCGTTTTGCAGCGCGGTTGGTAACACACGGCAACGTGGGTAGATGACGCACGTGGTAACACGTGGTCAGGCAAATTGCGTTAAAGAGTTAGGGTGTCGAGTGAGGCAGACGACGGGGGGCTTAGCGCATTAGGCTTTCATCACAACAACAACGATTGACATAACAAAAACAAACTGCAAACATAAAGTTGACAACATGGTTAGCGTTAACAAACATCAGCAAGCGCGACAGCGCGCGCTAGCACAACCGAGCAACGCGAGGGCGTGAGCATGACCAGCCACCACGACTACGAGTACACCAAAAACAGGGGGGTCATATTACGAGAACAACCCACGTGTACAGTTTGCAACCGGCAGCCCAGCACACAAGTCGATCACATAATCCCAATAGACGCAGGCGGTGGCCATGAGCTGTCAAACTTAAGAGGCATTTGCGCCAAGTGCAATAACGTTCTCGGTCACCGTTACGTGTCACAACGAAACGAACTACGACAAACAATTCGAGCCGAAGCCATGCGACAAAACGGCATACACGAAACAAAACCAAAACGTTTTTTTATTGAAAAAAAAGAAATCACCCCGACCCAACTCAGGATTATCTCAGATGACCTTAATCAGCCTGAACTGGCGGTAACTGGCCGAGATCAGCCTCGACTAGAAACAATGTGGCCTGACGCGGCTGGTTCGTTTGGGGCTGAGGTGGGGGGCTGGGCTTTACAGCATTTGGGCATTGAGTTGATGCCGTGGCAACAGCGTGTGCTCGACGGTCAGTTGTTGTTTGATAGCGACGGGGATTTTTTGCATCGTATGTCAATGGTTTCTACGGCGCGTCAGAACGGTAAGACCGTTGCATTGACGGCGCTGGTCGGTTGGTGGCTGACCGAGATGCCTAAGCACCGGGGCACACCGCAAACCGTATTATCTACCGCGCACCGTCTTGACTTGGCGGTCATGTTGTACGACAAGTTGGCTGACATTCTCGAGTTGCGGTTTGGTGCAAAACTTATGCGGTCGTACGGTCGCAACCAAGTCACCATGCCCGACGGGTCAAAGTGGTTTATCCGTGCAGCCAACTCAAGTGTCGGTCACGGTATGAGTTGCGATCTAATTGTTGCCGACGAGATTTGGGATATTGGCTCGACTGTCATTGACGGCGGTTTGTTACCAGCCCAACGCGCCCGACGATCACCGCTATTGTCGGCGTGGTCAACGGCTGGTACTGAAGCAAGTACGGCTATGCAGCGTTGGCGTGAGCAGGGGTTGCGATCTATTGACCGTGGCGAGCCGTCATCGTTGTATTTTGCTGAGTGGTCGCCGCCGCCTGACATATCGCCTATGGATAGTCGCGCTTGGGGTTGGGCAAACCCAGCGCTCGGCAAAACGTTGACGTTAAAAACTATTGAGGCTGAGAGTGAGAACCCTGATCGTGCGTCGTTTTTGCGCGCGTCATGCAACCTTTGGGTTGCGTCTGACAAGTCGTGGATTGCGCCGGGTTTATGGCCTGAACTTGAGTACACCGACCCTATGCCTGACGGCGGCACAGTCGCTATCGAAACCAGCCTGACCGACGACCGATATTTTGCGACCCGCGCAGTCGTGCTTGACGATCGGCGCACCGTCGTTACCGTCGAGTTTGTTTGCGACACCTACGACGAAATGTTGCGACACGTTGAACGCCTAGCAAAAAACACGGCAATCAAATTTGCTATTAGCCCGTCAATCGATATCCATTGGCCGTTAGCGCTTGAACGCCGACGCGCCGTAGTTGGTTATGGCGAAATACTCAAATTTACGCCACGCATCAAATCAATGATCAACGAAAAACTTCTTTGGCATACGGGCGAAAATATGCTTGCCGAACACGTGCAACGAGCCGTCGCAGTCAGGTCACAAAACAGCATTGCGTTATCGTCGCAGCGATCACCCGGCCCGATCGAGTTGGCTCGGTGCTTGGTTTGGTCGGCGGCGCTTGCATCACGACCTACCGCAACAGGCAAACCTATGATCGTTGTCGCTGGTGGCTAGTATCGTCACGGGCGGCCGTTAGGTTCTTACTTTCTCGGTTGACGCTTAGCGGTCGCCTATCAACACCCGTCAAATAAATTGGTGGCATACTTACAACATGGCGATATTTTCACGGTCAGTAA